ACCGCAGCTGTGGATTGTTTCCACTGCTGGCACGAACGATAGTCTGTACCTGAACGACAAGGTCGATGACGGCAGGCTTCGAGCAATGGCCGGCGATACGAAAGCTGTGGCTTACTTTGAGTGGTCTGCTCCTGATGATGCTGACATTGGTGACGAGTCGGTGTGGTGGGATTGCATGCCGGCATTGGGTGTCACGGTTCCGATTGAAGCGATCCGAAGTGACTTTGAGTCGATGCGTGAACCTGAGTTCCGCCGGGCTTATTTGAATCAACGTCAGGATCGTGCAGCTGCTGCACCGTGGCAGGTGATCAGCGAAGATCAGTGGGGCAAGTGTGCTGATGCCCGGTCGCGTATTGAGGGTCCGGTGTCGTTGGCGATTGATGTGACACCGTCGCGGTCTATGGCTTCGATTTGTGCTGCTGGGTTGCGTGCTGATGGTTTGCCGCATGTTGAGGTGATTGGTAATCGTCCTGGTACTGCGTGGCTGTTGGAGTGGTTTACCCCGGAGCGTGTGCGTGAGTATCGGTCGGTGACTATTGATCCGGTGTCGGCTGCTGGTTCCTTGGCCGGCGATCTGATGCGTTTGGGTTTGCAGGTGCATGAGGTGAGCGGGCGTCAGGTTGCGACTGCGTGCGGCAAGTTCTTTGATCTAGTTGTGTCAGATCAGTTGCGCCATATTGAGCAGGCACCGTTGAACGCTGCGGTCGCTGGTGCGAAGCGACGCAGGCTGGGTGATGCTTGGGCTTGGCATCGTCGTGATACTGCGGTTGATGTGTCCCCGTTGGTGGCGTGCACGTTGGCGTTGTTGAGTGTTGTGGGTGCCGAGTTTGCGTCGGGTGTTCCGACGATTATTGATCCGTGGGGTGATTCTGTTGCGTGATGTGTTGACCACGGTGGTTGAGTTGTTGGGTTGTGTTCTGGTTGTTGTTGGTGTCGGGTTTCTGTCGGTTCCTGTTGCGTTGATCGTTGCCGGTCTGTTTATGGTCGGCTTGTCCTGGTTGGGTGCTCGATGAGTTTGTTTTCGAAGCGTGCTGTGAACCCACCTGATCCGCTGACGGTTTCGCCGTGGATTATGGGCAATAACTGGTCGGGTGAGTCGATCAATGAGACCAGTGCGCTTGAGGTTTCTGCGGTGTTGGCTGCGGTGTCTTTGCTTGCTGATTCGGTTGCGTCGTTGCCGATCAAAGCTGTTCGGCATGTCGGTGATCGTGTTGAGAGCGCACCTGTGCCAACGTGGTTGGATGCTTCGCTGACTGTGACCAGGTACGAACTGATTCACATGATCGTGTCTTCGCTTGCTTTGCATGGCAACGCGTATGTGTTCATTGACCGTGATGGTTCGTCGTTGCCGATCTCGTTGACTCCGTTGCACCCGTCGAACGTGCAATGCAACGTCATCAACCGTCAGCGCTATTACACGGTCAACGGTGGCACTGTGCCGTTTGATCAGATGCTGCATCTTCGCTGGTGGACTCCACCGCAGGCAGCTACTGGGCTCAGCCCGATCGAGATGCAGAAGACCACGATTGGGTTGGCGTTGGCGATGGAACGTCATTTGGCACAGTTCTACGGTGAGGGTGCGACCCCGTCATCGGTGCTCGAGGTTGATGGTGACCTGACCGCAGATCAGGCGAAAGCATTGCAGGCGACGTGGGAAACTCAGAACCGTCGTAGGCGTAGGCCGGCGGTGTTGACGAACGGTATGAAGTGGCGTGCGATCACTTCTGATGCTGCGTCTATGGAGATGAACGCATCACGTGAGCTGCAGATTGCTCAGGTTGCGAGAATCTTTCGGGTGCCTGCGTACATGATTGGTGCGCGTGGCGAGTCGAACACGTACACCAATAACGAGTCAGCTGGTCAGCATTTCGTTACTTATACGTTGTTGCCGTGGTTGCGTCGCATTGAGTCCGCTTTGTCTGAGTTGATGCCGAGACCACGTGAGCTGATGTTTGATACCGCAGGCTTTTTGCGTGCCGATCAGATGAATCGTTATCGCGCTCATGGTCTTGGCATTCAGTACGGGTTCTTGACACCTAACGAGGCGCGTGCAGTTGAAGGGCTCGAACCTTATGACGGTGGCGACGAGTTCGTGATGGCTTTGCCGGGTTCACCTATGGCCGGTCCTGGTATTGATCCGCCGCCTATGGGTGTTGATTCGGAACCTCCAGTCTGATGGCGTCTTACGAACCGTCTTCTGCAATGGTCACCGAAGCCCAGCAGGGGTTGGATTGGCGCACCGAGTTTGGTCGTGGCGGCACAGCTGTTGGTGTTGCTCGAGCACGTGACATCGTCAACCGTCGTGCACTGTCACTGCAAACCGTTCAACGCATGTCCTCCTACTTCGCACGGCATGCTGTTGACAAAGAAGCGGAAGGGTTCCGGGCTGATGAACCGGGCTTTCCTTCTGCAGGTCGTATCGCATGGGCTCTATGGGGTGGCGACGCAGGCCAATCATGGTCTGCTGAGATTCTGAACAGTTTGGATGGAAGGTCGGAACCCATGAACATTGAAACCCGTGACGGTGAGGTCGAAGGCATTTACCCGCTGACCGCACAACAACGCGCACAAATGGAAGCCGAAGAAGAGATCATCGGTCTGTTCGGTCAATACGATGAGGGCTCAGGTGCAGCTGGTGCGCACTATGCAGCCGTGTCACCGTTCGCCGCTGATGGTCTGGTCTGTTCCAGTTGCGTCTACTACGAAGGCCCCAGGGCTTGTCATCTTGTGGCCGGCGACATTGACCCCGGTGGCATTTGCAAAAAGTGGGTTATTCCTGAGTCGCTTGTGAATCCTGACGCTGTTGCTGCGCCGGCCATGGCTGATGTGATGGACCCTGCACCGTCTGATGCTGCACCGTTGCGTTATGCGTTGGTGGAAGCTGAGGTTCGTAAGGTCAATGGTCGTGATGTTGAGTTTCGATCGGTCACTGTTGGGCCGCTCGAGGTTCGTGCAGCTGGTGACGGCATGCAGTTCTCTGGTTACGCAGCTGTGTTCAACAGCGACAGCGAACCGTTGCCATTCATCGAGCAGATCGCACCTGGTGCGTTCAAGCGTTCGTTGAGCTCGGGTCGTGAGATCCGCATGTTCAACAATCACAACACCGACCAGGTGCTAGCTACGACCCGTAACGGTTCGCTGGTGTTGACTGAGGACGCACGCGGCTTGCGTGTTGACGCGAAGCTGCCTGATACGACCCTTGGTCGTGATCTCTCAACGCTGATTGCTGATGGCACAGTGCACAGCATGTCGTTCGGTTTCAGTGTTCCTGCTGGTGGCGATTCGTGGTCTGCTGACGGTTCGTCACGTGTGTTGCGTGAGGTTGTGTTGCATGAGGTTTCTGTTGTGCAGGGTTTCCCTGCGTACCCTGAGACGACTGGTGCGAGTGTTCGCACCGATGATGTTGTTGTGTCCGCACCTGGTGTTCCGGTTGCGTTGATGCGACGCAAGCTCGAACTGAACGCCAAGCGTTCAGTCGATTGACGGCTCGGGTCCGTGCCCGGAGCAGCTGCGGCTGCCACCACCACGAACACCACCCGTAATGCAGTAAAGCAAACCCCCAAACCCCCCTTTAGAAAAGGAGCTACAACATGAGTGAAGAACTCGTGAAGCGGCTTGTTGAGAAGCGCGCTTCGGCGTGGGAGCAGGCAAAGAACCTGCTTGACGTTGCGTCTCTCGAGAACCGTGACCTGTCGGCTGAAGAGTCGGCCCAGTTCGACCGGATCAACGCTGACATCGATGCGCTTGATAGCCGTGCGAAGACCATCCTTGACGTTGAGGCCCGTGAGCGTGCGATCACCGAAAGCCGTTCGGCTCTTGGTCTGCCGCAGGACTTCACCCCGGCTGAAATCCGTCAGGCTGAAACTGATGCGCAGATCATCCGCAGCATCGCTATGGGTGAGCGTCGTTCGTATGACTTTGAGCAGCGCGACATTTTGACAACCAGCACTGGTGCACCGGTTCCGACGAATTTCTACGACCGTTTGGTTGAGCAACTCGTTGTTCAGGGTCCGATGCTTGACGGAAACATTGTCACCATCCTCACCACTGACAGTGGTAACACACTTCAGATTCCTCGCACCAGCGGCTATTCGGCACCGGCGTTCGTTGGTCAGGGTTCCGCCATTGGCGAGTCCGATCCGACGTTCTCTGCGTTCATTTCGATGGGTGCATTCAAGTACGCCGCTACCTTGCAGGTGTCGCGTGAACTTGTTGAGGACTCCGGCATCAACCTGCTTGACTTCATTGCCCGGCAGGCCGGCGTTGCTATGGGTACAGCTGTGAACGCTGCGCTCACCACTGGTACTGGTACGACACGCCCCAGGGGCATTGTTGTTGCGTCGACGCTTGGTGTCACCGGTGGTACCGGTGTTGCTGGTGTGCCGACTGCGGACAACATCCTTGATCTGGTGTACTCGGTTGATACTCCGTATCGTCGGCGTGGTGGCGCATTTCAGATGCGTGGAACCACTTTGGCTGCGGTCCGTAAGATCAAGGACACCACTAATCAGTACATCTGGCAACCATCGCTGCAGATGGGTCAGCCCGACATGCTCGCCGGGTACCCCGTGTACGAGAACCCTGACATTGCTGCAACTGGTACCGCTGCGAAGTCAGTCATCTTCGGTGACTTCTCGTCGTACTACGTGCGTCAGGTTCGTGGCATCGAGGTCGCACGCGACGACAGCGTCGGTTTCGTGTCGGATCTCATCACGTTCCGTGTGACGTGGCGTGGTGACGGCAACCTGCCGGACACCCAAGCTGTCAACCATTACATCGGTGCTGCTACCTGATCACCGATCAACAGGTCGTGCTGCTCTGCGTCGTCTTGCCCGTGGGCGACGCAGAGCGCACACCACCTGGTTCTAACACTGGCAACACGGGACTACAGGAGACATCTCATGGGCAACAAAAGGAATCGCAATGCTGGTGCAAATCAACGGCATACCAACAGACCTGCCGAACCCGACAGCGGAAGCGCTAACGCTGGCAATGAGGGCACTACCGGTATCGTCGTCCACTCCAACGCACCCTGGGCCGGCACCGGTTACGGGGTCCAAGCAGCGAACCTCACGCGCAAAATCAAAGCAACCGGGCGACCCGTCACGTTCTCAGCTAACTACGGGCTCTACGGTGGAATCACCGACTGGGAAGGCGTCGAAGTCTTACCCAACGGTTATCACCCGTATTCCTGCGACATCCTCACTGCGCACACCCAGCACGCAGCGCAAACCACAGGACACCGAACCGCGCTCCTAACCCTGTTTGATACATGGGTTTATGACGGTGCGAACATTGACGGTATCAATCTGGTGGCATCGTGGGTGCCGGTCGATCATCTGCCAGTACCACCAAAAGTGTTGGCATGGTCGCAGCGGCCAACGGTGATGTCGATCGCGATGTCACAGTTCGGGCTCGAGCAGCTGCAGCGTGCCGGCATTGATGCCGAGTACGCACCGCATTCGGTTGACACTGACGTGTTCAAGCCTAATGCGACTGTTGGTGGTGCCGATGGGCGCGAGATCCTGAACATTCCTGATGATGCGTTTGTTGTTGGCATGGTCGCAGCGAACAAAGGCAGCGCACCTGTTCGTAAAGCGTTTGGTGAGAACCTGCTTGCTATGAGTCATTTCATGGCCGAACACACCGACGTGATTCTGTACATGCACACCGAGTCGCGTGGTGCATCAATGGGCATTGATTTGAAAGCCCTCGCGACTGCGTGCGGTATCCCAGAAGATCGGGTTGTCTGGGTTGATCAGTGGGCTTATTACGCAGGGTTGTCAGCTGATGTGCTGGCAGCGATCATGAGTGCCTTTGATGTGCACCTGTTGTGTAGTCGTGGCGAAGGGTTCGGGGTTCCTGTGCTCGAGGCCGCAGCGTGTGGTGTGCCATCGATCGTGTCTGACTTCACAGCGCAACCTGAGTTGGTCGCTGACTTCGGGTATTTGGCGACGGTTCAACCGTATTGGGATGCCGGGTCGTCAGCATGGTTTTGCACACCGCTTGTGCATTCCATTGTTGATCAGTTGGAGGACGCTTACGTCACCGCCAAGGACCCTGTGAGGCGTTCTAAGGCTCGCCAACATGCACTGCTGTACGAACACGGCAAGGTGTTCAAAGAATGCTGGGAACCGATCCTCAGCAAGATTGATGAGCGGGTGGACGATGGGTACAGCGAACCTGATTGATGTCCCTTGGGATCAGCTAGGCAAACGTGCCGAAGCGTTCCGCACGATCATTGATCTGCTACCCGCAAACCCTGTGATCGTTGAAACCGGCACTGTACGCAAACTAGGTAACTGGCTTGGCGACGGGCAGTCAACACTTGTATGGGATGCAGCTGCTCGAGTACTCGCAGGGCATGTCACCACAATCGACATTGACCCGATCGGCATGCACTTGGTTGATGAGCTCGCGCTGGCACACACCACAGCAATTACTGGTGATTCCATTGTCACTTTGCGCAAACTGTCTGCCGCAACGGACCTGCTGTACCTAGATGCGTTCGACATTGACTTCGCTGCACCTGAACCTGCACAGCATCATCATCTACGTGAAATCGTCGCAGCCTGGCACCTGTGCCGTCGAGGAACGATCGTCGCAGTTGACGACAACACACCCGAGGCCGGCAAAGGCAAACGGGTTGGTGAGTTCGTTGAGCAGCGTGGTGCCGTAAAAATCGTTGACGGCTACGTACAAGCCTGGAGAATCTAAATGACGATCACCAACGGATACTGCACACTTGACCAACTGAAGTCGGTACTGCGGGTCACTGACACAATTGATGATCTGTTGTTTGAGACTCGAATTGAGGAAGCTTCACGGGTCATTGACGACTACTGCAATCGTCGTTTCTACGCTGACACGTCGGCTACTGCACGGATCTTTGTTGCCGCTGAATCAACGACTGTGGTTGTTGATGACATAAGCAGCACGACCGGGCTTGTTGTGAAGACCGACAGTGCGGGTGACGCAACGTATGCGACCACGTTGGGTGCAGCTGATTATCAGGCTGAACCGTTGAACGCTGTGTCCCGTGGTGTGCCGATCACAATGATTCGCACCACTTCCAGTGGTTATCTGCCTACGAAGGTCGCTCCTGCTGGTGTGCAGGTCACAGCGCGTTGGGGTTGGCCGGCGGTGCCGGAACCTGTGCAGTCTGCGTGCATCATTCTCGCTGGCCGTCTGGTTAAACGTGGTGATTCGTTGCTTGGTGTCGCTGGTTTCGGTGACCTCGGTGCGATCACTGTGCGTTCCATCGATCCTGATGTGCAGCGCATGTTGGCCCCGTATCGTGTTCTTGTGGTGGCCTAATGGCCGGCACTGGGCTTGATATTCAAGATGGGCTTGCTCAAGCACTGGGGCGTGTGCAGGGTTTGCGTGTCGCTGATCATTTGCCGGAGCAGCTGAACCCACCGGTCGGTGTGATTCAGGTCCAGTCGGTGACATATCACCGTGCGATGCGTGGCGGGTTGTCGTCATGGGATTTCATTGTCACGGTCATTGGTGGCCGTATGGGCGACCGGTCTGCGCAACGAACCCTTGACGGTTGGATGTCTTTCGATGGTGTGTATTCGGTGCGTGCCGCACTCGAAGATGACCAGACCCTTGGTGGTGTGTGTAGCACCGTGAAAGTAAATGACATGTTGGCAGTACGCCCAGTGTCGTTGGGCGACAACGTCTATCTGTCATGTGAGTTCAACGTCAACGTAAACGCTTAGGAGCGCACATGCCTTACAAGATCATCGGACCCTATCGGGTCCTTGAGCGTGAGCCTGGGGAAACCCTCGCTGACATCGACCTAGACCTACCAGGTATCAGCGTTGAGCACCTGGTTAGTTCCGGTCACCTTGAAGAAACATCAACCAAACGCAACAGCGCAGCTGCTGCAGAACCCCAGGAGGATTAGTCACTATGGCTATCGTCGTCACTAACGCAGTCGTCTCCATCGGTGGCGTGGATCTTTCCTCGCACATCACCAAGGTGACCCTGTCCACATCCGTCAATGAGCTCGAAACCACCACGTTCGGTCAGACTGCGAAGCGTCGTGTTGGTGGGCTCAAGGACTCCACCGTCGCAATCGACTTCAACCAGGACTTCACAGCCGCTGCCGTTGAAGCCACCCTGTACCCGCTGGTGGGTTCTACGACCGCTGTGGTTGTGAAGCCGAACGGCACCGCAGCTAGCTCCACGAACCCTAGCTACACGTTCAACGTGCTGGTCACTGAGTGGATGCCTCTCGATGCTCAGGTTGGCGAGTTGGCAACCGCTAGCGTGACATTCCCCGTTGACGGTCTTGTCACGAAGGCCACTGCCTAATGGCCGGGCTCATGCGTCTACGGGTCATCGAAGTTGCTGGTGATTCGTATGAGCTCAACATCGGTCCCAAGGTGATCGTCGAAGTTGAACGTCACTTCAAGCAGCCAATGTCAAAGCTGTTCGCAGCCGAGACTGCTTCGTATGAGGCGCTCTGCTATGTGGCGTGGCGTGGTTCGCAGCTAGCGTTGCGGATCGTCAAGCCGTTCGATGAGTGGCTTGGTGAGATCGACAGCATTGAAGCAGTCGATGAGAAGGCACTCCCTTTAGAGAATCGATGACGTTGCTGGTAGCCCAGGTTGCTGTGGCTACCAGCATCAGTCCCATTGACTTGCTCGAGTGCCCACCGGAGATCTTCAACGCAATGGTGGCAGTGCTCAAAGAACAGGCACGCGAAGCAGAAAAAGCGAAAGCACGCAGGTAGAACTATGGCGAACGTATCTGTGCAAGACATCGCTGACCTGTTCGCCAATCCACCTGATGTCAAAGACCAGGTGAAGTTGGATGCGTCGCTGAAGGGTTACGCAGATCTCAAGAAACAGATGTCTAAGTTCGCACCTGATCTGAAACGTGCAATGGATAAAGAGATCCGTGCATATTTGAAACCTGTGATCACTGACGCAAAGTCAATGGTGCCGAATGTGGCGTTGTCTGGTTGGCGTCAAGGTTCAGGTCGAGGCAAAGACAACACTGCTGGGAAGCTACCGAACTGGGATCAAGGCGCAATCCTCAAAGGCATTGTGGTCCGTCAGGGTCAGAAGAAAAAACGTAAGCCCGGTGAAGCTGTCGTGTCATCTTGGGAACTACGTAACACTGACGGTGCCGGTTCAGCGTTTGAGGGTATGGGGCGTCGAGGTGGACGCACTGACAGTGGCCGGCGGATGATCGCAGCGATGACGCTTTATCACGGCAAAGAACCGCGCCTGTTGTGGCGTGCGTGGGGTAACGCTGGTGGTGACGCCAAACTGCAAGCTGGTGTGCTTGAGATCATTCAGCGTCGCGAGGCTGAATTGTCGTTGCGGTTAGCTGGTATTTCGTCTACGAAGGGTTGACATCATGGCTGTGACAATCAGTGTTCTGTCAACCTTCAATGATGCTGGGTTGAAAAAAGCCCAAGCCGAGATGGGCAAGCTGAACAAGAAGGTCAGCGGCGGGTTGTCGGCTGCCACGAAGACTGCTGGCGCTATGGGTGCCGGCGTTCTTGGCGCGGCTGGTGTCGCTATCGGTGGTCTGATTTCGATTGGAACAACTTTTGATTCCGTTTATGATTCGATGCGTGTCAATACCGGCAAAACCGGTGCTGAACTGGAAGCACTCAAAGGTTCGTTGAAAATCGTTGCATCGAATGCTGCGACTTCATTCGAGAACGCCGGCACGGTTCTTTCTACTTTCTCTTCGAAACTTGGTTTGACTGGCAAACCGCTCGAAGATATGACCATTGCGATAATCAATCTTTCAAACATCACCGACACTGATCTTGGTTCGAACCTTGATTCAGTAACCAAGGTCATGCAGAACTTTGGTGTTATGTCGCAGTACCAGGTGCCAGCACTTGACATGTTGTTTCGAGCGTCGCAACAAAGTGGGATCTCAGTATCTGATCTAGCGAAAGCGATGGCGGAAGGTGGCCCACTCCTTCGCCAAGCCGGGTTTGACTATGCAGATGCTGCTGCGTTCATCGCCCAACTTTCAAAGGCCGGCGTCGATGCGAGTGATGTCATGCCTACTTTGGGCAAGGCTGTCGGGGCCGCTGGCAAGAAGGGCATCAGCGCAGGAAAGTATTTGGGTGATGCGTTCACAAAGATCAGAAACGCACCAACTGATGTTGCTGCTGCTAGTGATGCTGTCACCCTGTTTGGTGCAAAGGGTGCGAAGATGGCTGAGCTCATCCGGTCAGGCGCCGTTTCCTTTGATGCTTTCAAACAGTCAATCAGTGAAGGCGACACGATCGCAGCTGCAACAACTGACACCGAAGACTTCGGTGAGAAGTTCACCAAACTGAAGAACCGCATCACGTTGGCGCTTGAACCATTCGCCACGAAAGCGTTCGAAATTATTGGCGATGTGTTCGACAAGATCGGTCCGAAGGTCGACCAGGTCACCAAGTTCTTTCAAGAGAACGAAGGTGCTATGGCTGCGCTTCAGATCACCATTGGTGCGCTGACGATCGCTGCGCTTGGCTTGGCTGCTGCGTGTGCAGTCTTAGCCATCGCTGAACTTGGCGTTACATGGCCCCTGGTGCTGATCATTGCAGCAATTGCGTTGGTGATCGCTGCGGTTGTGTACATGTGGGTCAAGTTCGATTGGTTCCGTAACGCTGTGACGTCTGTTTGGGAATCAATCAAGAACGCGTTCTTCACGGCCAAGGACGCCATCGTCACCGTGTTCAACGCAATCGTCGATGTGGTCAAAAACACCGTGATTCCGTTCTTCAAGAACACGCTGATCCCGATTTTTGTTTCAATCTTTGACACAGCCAAAGATGTATGGGACAAGATCTCTGCGGTGATTCAGTTCGCATGGGAGTTCGTGATCCTTCCGGTTCTGCGCAGTTTGCAACTGTTCTTTGACAATGTGTTGAAACCAAAGTTCGAGCAGTTCCTTGCAATCGTGCAGTTCGTGTGGGGAGTCGTCTCTGCGGTTATCTCATTCGCATGGAACAACATCATCAAACCAGCATTCGGCTTTATTGTTGATGGTGTCCAATTTGTCATTGACAAGTTTTTCACAATCAAAGATGCGATCGGTTCGGCGTTCTCAACTATCGCTGACGTTGTCAAGAAACCGTTTGCAGCTGCGTTCAATTTCATTGTTGACGCATGGAACGGGACTGTTGGTGGGCTCGGGTTCACCGCACCTGACTGGTTGAAATACATTCCTGGTGCAGCATGGTTCGCCGGGAAGTCAATCACCATTCCGAAGCTGAGCCGTTACGAGGTGAAGCACAAAGGCGGCATTGTCGGTGGTATGCCTGGCGCAAACGTCCCTACGTTGCTTCAGACCGGTGAGATGGTGTTGAGCCAAGATCAGCAAGCGATGCTGCTTGGCCGCATCAACGGTGGTGGCGGTGGTGGCAACACCTACGCAATCAACGTGACTGTTTCCCCGACCGCTGATAAAGCTTCGGTGGGTCAAGCGGTCGTGGAATCGATCCGTGAGTTCGAGCGCCGGTCGGGTTCTTCCTGGCGGGCGGCATGAGCGCGCTTCTATTCGATGACCTGAACTGCACCGTCGAGATCGGATTCTCCACGACTAGCGGTGCGAACACTGTGCCGCTTGGCGGGTTCATTGGCGACATCGTTTGGACTGATGTCACCGCCTATGTGCGAGGTGTGTCGTTCAGTCGCGGTCGGTCCAATGAACTTGACACGTTCCAGACCGGTTCGGCGTCTGTGGTGTTGTCAAACGCTGACCGCCGGTTCGATCCGTCTTACAGCTCAAGCCCGTACAACGGTGCGTTGACTCCGTTGCGACCCATTCAGATCACCGTGTCAAACCGTGACGACTTCGGTGACACAACAATCACCCCAGTGTTCTTCGGGTTCGTTGATGGTTGGCCGCAAACATACGAAACGTACGGTGACGCCACTGTCACGGTGAACGCTTCCGACCCGTTCAAGGTGTTGAACCAGTTGACGTTGCCGGGCTTATGGGAAGACATTATTGCCAGTGAGTACCCGTTAGCGTGGTTGCGGTTCAACGATGGTGACTCGTTCACACTGAACGATGAGGGCTCTACTGGTTCCGATTGGCGTTGGTCTGACCCACAGGTGTGGGGTTTTGTGCGCGCACAAGGCAAGTCTGTTGCTGGGCTGATTGCTGACGACTCGAACCAGGGTGGCGAGTTCACCGACGGTACGAAGGCTTTGAGTTCTGTTTGGGCTCAGCCACTGTTAGCCTACGATTACTCCGTTGAGTTCTGGTTCCAATCGTCACAAGGCGATTCTGAGTCGTATGGGTTGTGCTCGATCGGTCAAGGCCAAAACGCAGTTTGGGCACAGATGGTGTCGTACCTTGGTTACGGGGTCGTGCAGGCCTGCATTGGTAACCCGTTTAGCTTCACATCAAACTTTGATGTGTACACATCATCAGTTCTGGTCAATGACGGCACACCACATCATGTGGTCATCAACTACGGCACCACCCCAGGGCTGTATGTGGACGGTGTAGCTGCAACCAAAACCGCTGACGATGTTGGTACTGAGTACGGGCAACAACAAAGTGAGAGAGGCATTGTCGGCGGGTACAGCTATTACACGTTTACGTACAAGAACAGTCGCACGTTCAACGGCACAATCGATGAGTTTCTGATCTGGGATCACAACCTAACGACCGGCACCATTGGTAACCATTACGCGTTGGGTGTCGGAACCTACGCTGCTGGCGAACGCACCGACGAACGGGTCACCCGAATCCTTGATCTAGTTGAGTGGCCGTCAGATGGTCGTGAACTTGGGCTCGGCCTGTCCACCATGCAAGGTGCCAGGACACAGGGCAAAACAGCGTTGGCTGCTTTGCAGGAATGCGAAGCAGTTGAGCAAGGCATGCTGTTCTGTGGGACTTATGGCAATGTTGAGTTCCGTACCCGTGACGACTTCGCACGACTCACCGTGCAAACCACGTTCGGTGATTCGGGCTCAGAGCTCGGCTATCAAGACATTGTTATTGAACAATCTGATGCTGACATTGCGAACCGTGTGACCGTGTCACGTGCCAACGGTGCGACGTACACACGCAACGACATCACATCACAAGGTCAGTACTTCGTTCGCTCGCTCGAGGTCACCGACCTTGAAAGTGATAGCGACCAGTTCTGTGAGCAGCTGGC